TCTGCATGGCGTTGATCTTTCGTTATGTATGATTGCGATCTCTTTATAGAAGCCATGCTCTATTCTATCCCGTTTTTTTCCTACATTGCTTTCTGTTATTGACACAAGTTTTTCTAGTTTGATTTTCACAACTTTGATCCTTTCTTTGTTTGCTATGTTGGCGTTATTGCCATTTAAACAGCCTTACAAGGCCATTTAAAAGGCCAGGCCGCATGACACGGCCTAGCCATGTTTGGTTATAACAGATCAGCAAATACACGCCTTTCGTGTTCATATCTGCCTTCATTTATGACTTGTTCTGCCTTGTCTATTGATAGTTGATAATGATCTGCAAAGGCTTGAACCGTCAGAAAGTTATTAAACCAATCTAGATACATATTGATCATGTTGTCTTTTGTGAGTGTCATTGTTTTGATCCTTTCGCTTGCTATTTGATTTTGAGGCTTGTCATGATCATTGGTAGATGAAACATAACAAGGCCAGTGACACCTAACAGAATTGTCAGGAATGGGTGAGGCATTACTTGAGTCAGTATATCAACCATTGCTGATAACATAAAAACCATGCCAAGTGTCATTAGTATAATTGTATCTGATGTTTTCATTGCTTTGATCCCTTCTATTTTTTTGCTATTTTGCTGCGATCGTGATTGTAGGTTTTAATTCACAAGACTTTGACTTTTCAAGAACCATTGACCCATGATGATATCCAATGATTATATAGCCACGGCGTATATAATAGGCGATCATCTTTGAGCCTTTGCCGCTTGTTCTTACTTTTTTGATGGTTTTTAACATTCTATTTGATCCTCAATAGTTGTTTGCTGTAATCTTAATATATGACCATTGTTCAACATTGTCAAGAGAAAAAATATATGATATAAATATTGGATACATTGATCAGCAAACATTGCCTACAATGTAAGGCAAACATTCCACACATTGTTTAGCAAGCATTGCAGACTGGATCAGTCAGATTTATTTTGATTGATTTATGCTACGATGGCTTCAAAGTTCTTTACATTTTGTAGCGTATTCTTTATATTTTTACCACACACAGCACACACTGTTTCGCACGGCAATACAAGGCTGCACTGTTTGCAAAGCAGATCTTGCATGACGGGGGGGCATTATATAGATCGCACACCCCCACGCACGCCACCACTCTATCCATGTGTTAAATACTACGTTTACACACACAGTCTGAATGGTTATGTTGAGGCATGGCAAAGCTTACAAAGACAAGGATTGATGACTTAGTTGGCATGATTATGGAGGGTCATAGTCTTGCTCGTTCTTGTACTGAGTTGAGTATAAGTAGGCGTAACATTTACAGCCGAATGGGTAAGGATGCTGAGTTAGAGCGTAGGATTAGGACGGCCCAGCAGCAGAGTGCTGAGAAGGCTGTTGAGGAGTTGGATGAGTTATATCAGCAGCGTTTGAGGGGTGAGAAGGATTATGACCCTAATGTGCTGAGGGATTATGCTACTCACGTCAGGTGGAAGGTTGGGAAGTTATTGCCTGACAGGTATGGTGAGCAGAAGAACAGGGCTGGTGTTGAGATAGGTGATGGCACTGTTCGGATAGTCTGGGAAACAGATGCAAGTTAAGATACCTTACAAGCCTAGAGTATTACAGGCTGAGATGCATGAGAGTTTAAAGCGTTGGAATGTGCTTGTAATGCACAGGCGTTTTGGCAAGACTGTTTGGGCTGTAAATCATTTAATAAAACATTGTTTGACTTGTGAGTTACCAAGGCCAAGGGTTGCCTTTGTGGCCCCCACCTTTACACAGGCTAAGAGAATAGCTTGGGATTATGTAAAGTATTACGCTGGTGTAATACCAGGTGTAAGCTTTAATGAGACAGAACTGCGTGTAGACTTTCCAAATGGGGGGCGGTTGATGCTGTTGTCGGCTGAAAATCCTGACAGCTTACGTGGTATTTATTTAGACTTATGTGTATTTGATGAGTATGGGATGCAGAACCCTAGAGTATGGGGGGAGGTTGTAAGACCGGCCCTATCTGACAGACAGGGGGCGGCTGTGTTTTTAGGTACACCAGCAGGACATAATCATTTTTATGATTTATTGGAAACTGCTAAGACTGAAACGCAAAGTGAGTCAGACCAGTGGTACTGGAAGATAGTCAAGGCTTCTGAGAGTGGTTTGGTAAAAGAAGAAGAGCTAGAGGCTGCTCAGACCCAGATGACGCTAGAGCAGTATGAGCAAGAGTATGAGTGTTCGTTTACAGCAGCTATTATTGGTGCTTACTATGGGCGGTTGCTTTCAGAGGCAGAGGATGCTGGCAGGGTAACAAGAGTTCCGTATGACCCTGCATACCCTGTACATACTGCATGGGATTTAGGTATAAACGATAGCACAGCTATTTGGTTTGCACAGATATTTAGAAGTGGAGCAGTAAATGTTATTGACTACTATGAGAACAGCGGTGTTGGACTTGATCACTATGCTGAGGTCTTGCGGCAAAAAGACTACCACTGGGGAGATCATCTCGCCCCCCATGACATCGAAGTCAGAGAACTCGGTTCGGGCAAAAGCCGCCTCGAAACGGCGTTCAGCCTCGGCATCAGGTTCAAAGTCATCCCGAAAATGAAAGTTGCTGACGGTATCAATGCAGCACGTTTATTGATACCCAAGTGTCACTTTGACCGTGATATGTGCGCTGAAGGCGTGGAAATGCTAAAGCAATACAGGCAGGAGTGGGATGAACGTAAAAAAATATTTAGGGATCATCCAAGGCATGATTTCACAAGCCATGCTGCGGATGCGTTTAGGTATCTGGCTGTTGGGTTGGAAAATAGACAAAGTTATATTAAGCCCCCTCAACAAGTCGCAGTTAATGAGTATAATCCGTTTACTTTGTAAAAAGTTAAAAAGGTGATACTATGGCATTAAACAAGGAGATACAGCCATGTCATTCCTAAAACCTAAGACAGTTACGCCGCCACCAGCACCGCCTCCACCGCCTCCACCTACGGAAATGGGTGAAGAAGACACAGTTCGTGCAGAGGCTATGGCTGATGAGGCAGTAAGGACACAGCGTAGAAAAAGAGGCCGTAGGTCAACCATTGTTGCTGGCGGCATGGTAGAAGGTGAAGGATCTCCTTCATACGGTGGCACTCCAACCATACTGGGATAGGTTATGGACAAAAACTTTACCAAGGCTCTTGTCAGCAGATACGAGCATGTGAAAACGCAAAGAGACAACTGGAACAGCCACTATCAAGAGTTGGCTGACTTTATGCTTCCTAGAAAAGCTGACGTTGTTAAAAGTCGTTCTAGGGGAGATAAGCGCATGGAGCTTATCTTTGACAGCACAGCGTTGCAAGCTGTAGACCTGTTGTCATCTAGCTTACACGGTATGTTGACCAGTGGAGCTATGCCTTGGTTTCACCTTGACCTTAAAGAAGAAAACTTAGGCAGGGATGATGATGTAAAAGAATGGCTGCAAGATACCAGTATGCGTATGATGAGAGCCTTCAACCAGTCAAACTTTGGCACTGAAGTGCATGAGATGTATGTAGACCTTGTTGTGTTTGGCACAGGTTGTATGTTTGTTGAGATGGAAGAAGATGCCTTACGTTTTAGCACAAGACATATCTCAGAGTTTTATGTGCAGGAAAACCAGTTTGGCATAGTTGATACAGTATTTAGATCATACAAAAGCCCAGCACGACAAGTTGTGCAAAGGTTTGGGCAGGAGAATGTAACTGAATACATTATGAAGAAGTTTCAAGACAAACCAGATGAAGACATTGAGTTACTTCATATCGTTATGCCTAGAGAGGATAGAGATTCAGAAAAGATAGACAATAAGAATATGCCTTTCGCATCTATTTATATAGATATGGAATCATCTTCTATGTTGTCAGAGAGTGGCTTCCAAGAGTTCCCTTACATTGTCCCACGGTTTTTGAAGGCAACAGGTGAGATAATGGGGCGTTCCCCTGCTATGGTGGCGTTGCCTGATGTAAAGATGTTAAATCTTATGTCTAAGACCATCATACAAGCTGCTCAGAAACAAATAGACCCTCCCCTACTTGTTCCTGATGATGGATTTCTCCTCCCAATCCGAACACAGCCAGGGGGATTGAACTTCTTTAGAAGCGGTACAAGAGATACCATTACACCATTAAACACAGGCGCAAACATCCCTATCGGTTTGAATATGGAACAGCAGCGCAGAGAGGCCATCAGGTCAGCTTTTTATGTAGACCAGCTTCTTACAGGCGGTGGGCCAAACATGACTGCAACAGAAGTAGTGCAGCGTCAGCAAGAACAGATGAGAGTGATAGGCCCAGCTTTAGATCGCCTTAAGAATGAAATGCTACGTCCACTTATAGACCGTGTGTTTGCCCTAATGCTTAGAGCAGATATGTTACAACAAGCACCAGAAATACTACAGGGGCGTGATGTGGATATAGAATATGTGTCACCACTGGCTCGTGCGCAGAAGTCAAGCGGCCTTAACAGTACAATGAAAGCGTTGGAAATACTTATGCCACTGGCACAATTACTGCCTGTGGGTGACCACATAGACCCAGATGGATTGGTAAGGCACGTTACAGAATCTCTTGGCGTTCCAAAAACTACATTAAGGTCAGAGGCAGAAATACAACAGACAAGACAGGTAAGGGCAGAAGAGCAAGCAAGACAGGCAGAAGCCATGCAAGATTCTGAAGATGTGCAGAATGTAGCGCAGCTTGCACAGGCCAGCAGAATGATAAGCAAGTGAACCAACAGATAGACAAACTAAAAGACCTGTATAAACAAACATTTAATACAGACAGCGGAAGTAAAGTTCTGGCTGATCTGGAGGCTAGGTGTAACTTTAGAACGCCTAGTTATGTTGCTGGCGATGCCAACGCAACAGCTTATGAAGAGGGCAAGAGAGCAGTCATTCTTCACGTTTACAACATGATGAGAGAGGAGCAGTAATGTCATTAGAAAACGCCGAACAGGTAGCCCAGCCAGAGGCAACCCCTGCACCAGCGGTAGAAACGCCAGCAGAGGTAGCGTCAGGGGGGTCTGGTAACGAGTTTTTGAACATGATACCAGAGGACTTGCGAGAGCATCCAAGTCTTTCACCTATCAAAGATATACCAAACTTAGCAAGGTCATACGTCAATCAGTCGAAGTTGCTGGGGGCAGACAAGTTGCCACTGCCAGCCAATCCTACAGATGAAGACTTGGACAGGATTGCTGACAGACTTGGCAGACCAGAGGCAGCAACAGGATATGAAATACCTGTAGATGGTCAGATAGTTACAGAAGATGTAGCAAAAGAGTTTTCAGAAATAGCTCACAAAAATCGTCTGACCCCATCTGCTGCTAGTGCCATTCTTGAATACTACAAGGGTGCTGTTGAAAAATCTGTGCAAGCAGATGCAGATGTAAAACATCAGGCGCAAGTAGATTCTGTTGCGGCACTTAAAGCTGAGTGGGGTTCTGCTTATGAGCAGAATGTGGAGAGAGCAAAAGCTGTAGCTAAAGAGTTTTCTGACGTTGAATCTATTACAAATATCGCTTTGGCAGATGGTACAAACTTGGGAGATCATCCAGAGTTTATCAAGACATTTGCAAAGTTTGCAGAGTTCAAACAATCTGTGACAAGTGAAGACACAGTAAAGGAAAGCTCACAGGTAAATCACATGACAAAGCAGACAGCACAAGCTGAAGTAGATGCAATCATGCGAGGCCCAGATTACACCAGCAGAGATGCCCTTGCGAGAGACAGGGCGGTTAATCGGGTGCAAGAGTTAATGGAAGTCATACATGGATGAAGGTTTGACAAAAAAAGAAATTAGGTTGGAGTGTTTAAGACTTGCTGTTGAAAATGGTAAAAGTCGTGATATACTCCAACCACACCTACTTGCAGACTTGTACTATGAGTGGGTAATGCAGGGGAGCGAGAAAACTCGTCCTGATGACAATCGGAAAGACGAAGGCCACAAGAAGGCCAAAAATTCTAGGAGTGTCCGAGCTATCGGGTAGCAATCTGCAAAATCAAATGTAACTTGGTAAAAGGAGACAGAGATGTCTATCGAAGTAACCACGGCATTTGTCCAGCAATACTCTGCAAACGTGCAGATGCTATCACAGCAAAAAGGTTCTCTTTTGCGTGATGCTGTGCGTGTAGAGAGCATGCAGGGCAAAAATGCCTTCTTTGATCAGGTGGGCAAGGCAACAGCGCAGAAGCGTACAACGAGACATGCCGACACTCCCCAGATCGACACACCCCATGCAAGGCGTCGTGTGACCCTTGTGGACTACGAATATGCTGATCTAATCGATGAGCAGGATAAAGTTCGTATGTTGATTGACCCGACATCCGCTTATGCACAGGCTGCTGCTTTTGCACTGGGTAGAGCGATGGATGATGAAATCATCTCAGCAGCTTTAGGCACAGCATTTACTGGTGAGACAGGAAGCACATCAACTGCGCTTCCTGCTGGTCAGCAAATCGCTGATGGTAGTGCTGACTTGACTGTTGCAAAACTAAGGACTGCAAAAAAGACCCTAGATCTTGCGTCAGTTGATCCATCAATACCACGCTATATCGCTGTTGGCCCAGATCAGATTGAAGCACTGTTAGGTGACACAAACGTCACAAGCAGCGACTTCAACACGGTCAAAGCGTTAGTCCAAGGTGAGGTAGACCAGTTCATGGGCTTTACCTTCATCGTATCAAATCGTTTGTCAAAAGCTGGCAACATCCGTTCATGTTTTGCATGGGCAGAGGATGGTCTTGCTCTGGCGATTGGTAAAGATGTAATGGCAAGAATAGACGAGCGTTCCGACAAAGGTTACGCAACACAAGTCTACTATTGCATGAGCATCGGCTCTACTCGCATGGAAGAAGAAAAAGTTGTCCAGATTGACTGTGACGAATCAGCATAAGGAGTGGTAAATTATGACTACGAAAAATTCAGATCTTGTAGCTAATTTTGAAGCCTCTCCACAGATTGCCAATGACAGCCAAGAGCTACACGGTGTTTTGCGTGTTGCTCAAGGTACTATTGCGTTAGCTGCTGGTGATAGCACAGACAATGATATTGTCATGTTAGCACCTATCCCAAGTAACGCATCTATTACAGCCATACAGGTTGCAGCAGATGCTTTGGGTGGTAGCTGTACGTTTAATGTTGGCATCTATCAGACAGATGGTACTGTTGTTGACGAAGACTTCTTTGCAACATCAGTAGCAGACGGCACAACAGCCGTGGCTGATCTGAGGACAGAGGTGGCAGACATCAACACGATTGGTGCGAAACTGTATACAAATGCAGGAGCGTCAACTACATAGCCGCAACATTCAATGCCACTGGTGGCACTGGCGGTGATATGTCGTTCATTATTCACTACGTTGTAAACTAAGAATGTTTGGGCAACTAACGCAACGCCAATCCTAGTTGGTTGCCCATTCACCTTATTGTAAAAGGTTTTTGCTATGGCATCAGTTGTAGATTTATGTAACAGAGCTTTGGATCTTCTGGGTGCTGCAAACATCACATCTCTTACAGAAAACTCAAAAGAAGCTAGATTATGCAACGGTAACTTTGATGATGTAAGGGATGCTGTTTTACGCTCACATCCTTGGAACATAGCAATCACCAGAAGAGCGTTAGCAAAAGACACAGATACGCCAGCTTTCGGCTTTTCATTTCAGTATTCTTTGCCTACAGATCCTTTTTGTTTGCGTGTGCTGTCCTTCTGGAATAGCAATGTAAACAACGATGTTGCAGCTTATGACAGCAACGTAATGTTTAAGATAGAGGGCCGTAAGGTTTTATCTAACGAAGGTACTTGTAATATTATTTACATAGGGCGAGTAACAGACACAGAGCAGTATGACAGCCTTCTAAACAAAGCTATATCCGCAAGATTAGCAGCAGAGATAGCCTACAACATTACAGGTAGTAACAGCGTATCTCAGGGCATGATAGCAATCTATGAAGACCGCTTGAAAGAGGCAAAGGGTGTTGACAGTATGGAAGGCTTCCCAGAGCAGCCACAAGCAGATGACTTTACGAACATCAGGTTGTAAGCATGGCAAGAGTTTCTACCATCATCACCAACTTTCGGGCTGGGGAGATATCGCCTAAACTTGAAGGCAGGATAGACCTTCAGAAATATAACGAGGCAGCACAAACAGTAAATAATATGATGGGCTTTCCTTCTGGTGGCGTGACTAGAAGGCCAGGTTCTTTCTTTGCTGGACGCTCAAAAGACGGTGGCAAGGTAAGGCTTATTAACTTTGAGTTTAGCGATGAGCAGGCTTATGTGCTTGAGTTTGGTGCAACCTACATAAGATTCTACAAAGATGGCGGCATACTTACAGAAGCAACCACCAACATAACTGCAATCACAAAAGCAAACCCAGCAGTGGTCACTGCAAACTCACATGGCTTGAGTGATGGTGACAGGGTGTTTATCAAGTCTGTTGCTGGCATGACAGAGGTAAACAACCTTGAGTTTACTGTAGCAAACAAAACAACGAATACCTTTGAGTTGTCAGGCATCAACAGCAGTGCGTTTACCACATACACAAGTGGCGGCACAGTTGGCAAGATAGTTGAGGTAACAACCACTTACAGTGTCACAGATATATTTGAAATCACTCACGCTCAATCAGCAGATGTTTTGTTTCTTGCACACAAAAGCCATGAGCCAGCAAAGCTGACAAGAACGACAGCAACAAGTTTTACACTTGCTGACATAGATTTTACAGACGGCCCATATCTTGATGAAAACATAACTGACACAACTTTGTCTTCTTCTGCAAATACTGGCAGTGTAACTATTACAGCGTCAGCAGATTTATTTGCATCAGCAGATGTAGGAAGACTTATACGCTTTAGAGAGGTTATTGAGGTAGAGCATGACGCATGGGCAGCAAGCACAAGTTATGCCCAAAATAATTTAGTGCGTCAGGGTGATAATGTTTATAAAAAAACCAATTCTGGATCACAATCTAGTGGCACTAGCCCACCTGTACATTTATCTGGTTCAGAAACTTATGGCTCAATCACATGGGAGTTCCAGCATAGTGGGTCAGGGTTTGTAAAAATTACCAACTTTACAAGCGCAACAGAGGTTACAGCACTATTTAAAAACGAAAATGGTGTGTTGCCAGCTAGTGTAGTTGGAGGCGGCAATACAACAACAAAGTGGTCATTAGGTGCTTTTGGTGGAGATCAGGCGTTTCCAAAGGCGGTTGGTTTTTACGAGCAACGTCTGTACTTTGCTGGCACTACAGGACAACCACAAACGATATTTGGTTCAGTGAGTGCTGACTTTGAGAACCATACCCCAGGCACACTAGATGATTCGGCAGTAAACTTTACGATTGCATCTGACAAAGTAAACGTCATAAGGCATTTATTGCCAGCAAGATTTCTGCAAATACTTACCACAAGTTCAGAGTTTACCTTGTCTGGTGGTACAGGCTCAACGCCTGTTTCACCCACAAACGTCAATGTGCTGCGAGAAACAACATTTGGCTGTTCTGAGGTGCGTCCTGTAAGGGCTGGCAACAGCACAATACTTATCCAAAAAGGTCAGGAGAAAGTAAAAGAGATTACCTTCAATCTTGATACAGATGGATTGCTTGGCATTGATCTTACAATTCTTGCAGAACATATTACAAAGGGCGGCTTGACTGACATGGTGTGGCAGCAAGAACCAGAGCTAATACTTTGGTTTGTTCACACAGATGGACGTTTGATTGGCCTTACATACGATAGGGCTAACAATGCTGTTGGCTGGCATGACCACACTATAGGCGGAACAAGCGCACACGCAACTGTTACAGTAAGCGATTTTGCCAATATAGCGGTAGGCACAACGCTCACATTCACTAAAAGTGATGGCACAGCTGTTACATTTACATCAGAGGCGGTTGGTAGCTCAGCACCGTCCTCATCACTTGGATTTAGACCAAATACATCAAACAATGTAACAGCAGATAATATCTTTACAGCTATCAACGCACATGCAGATTTTACGATAGAAAACCCAGCAGCAGCAGTTGTGACAATCAAGGAAACATCTCCTACGGCTGGTGGGCTTTTGTCTGTAAAAAGCTCCGACACCACTAGGCTTACAACAACAAATCAGGCAGCGGCAATCGTTGAGAGCATAAGTGCGATACCTAGCGGATCAGAAGATCAAGTGTATATGTCTGTCAAAAGAGAAATAAATGGCAGCACTGTAAGGCACATAGAGTTTCTCAAGCCGATAGAGTTTGGAGAAGATGTAACAGATGCTTTTTTCTTGGATAGTGGTTTGACTTACGACAGTACAGCGACAACATCAATAACAAGTCTAAATCATCTTGAAGGAGAGATTGTGTCTGTTTTGGCTGATGGTTCAACACATCCAGATAAGACAGTAACAAATGGTGCAATCACACTAGATAGATCTGCCTCAAAGGTTCATATTGGCTTTGGTTACAGATCAACAATAGAAACACTTAGGCTGGAAGCTGGTGCAGAAGATGGTGTAGCACAAGGCAAAATAAAACGCATACATGGCGTTACAGCAAGGTTTTTCAACACGGTAGGGGCAGAGCTAGGGCCATCAGTGACAGATTTAGATAGATTGCCTTTTAGAGATAGCAGCATGGCTATGGATGAAGCTGTGCCGCTGTTTAACGGCGACAAAGAAATTAGTTTTCCATCGGGCTATGATAATGATGCAAAGGTAGTCATAAGACAATCACAGCCTTTGCCAATGACAGTGTTAGCAATAATGAGAAGGTCAAATACTTTTGATGCCTAAGATAATACCATTTAAGAAAGAACATCTGTACAAGATCAACCTTCTGTTTGATATGACAAGCAGCGGCAAAGAATCTTTGGGTGCAAGTAAAGATGTGATTGGTTATACAGGCATGGATGGTGATGTAGTGTTAGCTACAGGGGGCGTACATCCAATGTGGGAAGGCGTGGGGGAAGCATGGTTGTTAGTAGGAAAAGAGGGCTACAACAAGCCTAAAACTGTTGCTAGATATACTGATATGCTGTTTCAGCACATACAGGAAGAGCATAAGTTGTTTAGAATACAAGCAAGCGTATCTGTATTAGACCTTACGGCAAATAGATATGCACAGTGGCTTGGATTTCAAAAAGAGGGTATTATGAAAAAGTATGGGCCAGATGGCACAGACTATGTTCGTTATGCGAGGTTAATGTAATGTCTGATGTAGCAGCAGGAGCATCTGTATTAGCAGGACTGATGGGCTTCAAGGGCAACATGGCTGCGGCTAAAAATGCTGAAGCTGTAGGCGAGTATAATGCGAGGCTTGCGGAAAATGAAGCAGTTTTGTTGCAGAGAGCAAAAACAGCACAGGAAGCAAATTTAAGAAAACAGTCAGAAAGACTAACAAGCTCACAAAGACTTGCAACTGCTGGCTCTGGTGTAGAGATTTCTGGCAGTCCTTTGCAAACTTTAGCAGACGCATACTTTAGCACTGAAATGGACGCAGCTATGATTAGATATGCAAGTGATATTGAACAAGTGCAGAAGAAATCAGAGGCCGCTTTGGCAAGAACAGAGGGTGCTGCAAGAGGTTCGTCTTTCCGCACGGCTGCTGTAGGCTCGTTATTGTCTGGCGCACAAGAATCGGCAACCATTATAGGTGATTAAATGCCTAAAATACCTTTATACAATCAAGGACAAGGCGCAACAACCAGAATGGCAACTAGTGCGTTGTCACCAAGAGCAAACGTGGGGGCGTTTACTGCACCTGGGCAAGCACAGGCAAGATTGGCTTCACAAGCTGGACGAGTAGCATTTCAATTTGGACAAGAGCAAAAGCGAGTTGAAGAAAATAGAATTTATAGTGAATCTTTAAAAGAGTTCGATCAAAAGCAGTTTGATTTTATCACAAAGAACAAGGACACAGACACAACTGTTTTTGATGAAAATTACGGCGACTTTGCTGATGACTTTCTTGCAAAGATAGGTACAAGAACAGACATAAATCAAAGGCAAAAAGACAGAATTATTCAAAAGCTTATGCCATCTGTGACAGCCTCTAAACTACAGGGTGCTAGAATTGTTTTTGACAGAGGCCAAGAGCGTAGGCGTGTTGCGGCTAACGAAGAACTTGCATTAACAATAAACAAAATGTCTTTAGTTCCCGCCGGAACGCAGGAAAGGATAAAGCTGCAAGAAGACGCCCATAAACTTATTGCTACATCTATCGCCGATAATTTAAGGATTGATTACACCAAAGAAAGTTTTAATAGAGGTGTAACCGCAACAGATTACGAAATAAGAGCTAACACTGCGGATTCTATAGCAAAGTTTGATGCTACAGAAGAAGAAATTGATAAAAATACAATTTTAAGCTTCAAAGCTAGAGAAAGCCTGAAGCAGAGTCTTAATCGTAAAAAAACGGAGTATCGTAATAAACTGTTTGAGACAGGAGTAAAGTTTGTTCAAGAGTCTGAGTATACCCCGTTAGAGGCACAGGCGGCACAAGAGGCACTTGATAAGGGTGAGTCTATGGTGCTTGGCGACCAGACGTTCGATTCATCAGATCTAAAACCATCTCAGCGTGGGCGGTTGTCTGCTGTCCTTGCAGGGGAAACCAAAGGGCTGGAAGATGTCGCCACGCAAAATTTAAGTAATGGTATAGCTGAGTCACCAGATCCTTTTGAGGCTTCTAAAAACATTTTTAAAGTAGAAATGCCTCAAACCGACCAACAAAAAGACGAGGTTGTTCTCAGCGTTGCTCAAGACATAGCTCAATCTGTTGACGCTACTATAACAAGTGGTGATATGAGTGATGTCGGTGGTATTTTAAAAAGCATAGCGACTGCTGAAGCAATGATTAACGAAGACTATCGAGGAATGGGTAGTTTCTTGCAGCGCACAGGCCCGATGGGAAATACAGCTAACACAATACAGCAAACATTAGCCACAGCTAAAAAGAACTTACCTAAAGCTGTAAACACTGGCAATAAAAGTAATTTTCTTCAATTTTCTTTAGGCAAAAGAAACTTTCATCAAACAGCAATGGATTTGTCAGCAACGGGACCAGAAAAAAAGAAAGCTATAAATGATGGAATGATGTCATTGCGTTCAGACGAAGGTGAATTATTTAATCAACCTCAACTGAATGTCGCATCTGGCAATGCTGTTGTTTGGGATTTTTGGAAAACTAATCTTGAGGCATCTTCCAACATAGTCACAGATCCATCTTTCAAATTAGACGACAGTGCGTTGGGTACTCAGAATATGCAAGACATTTCTGACTCTTATGAGTTATACAGGGCGATGAAGATTAGGGGAAATGTTTTAAATAGTCATATAACAGACAACAATGTTATGGCAACTTACAGAGCAATAGAGTTGCTTGAACCTTATTATGACTTGGAAGGTGCTGTTGAACAGGTAAGAGGATTTGACAAAGATATAGACAGAGCAAATGTAAAATTTAAAGATGTTGAGAAAAAAGTAAATACCATTTCTGAAAAGACAGGAACTTACGAATGGTTTTCTTACATACCCTTTTTTGAGGGTGTTGAGTATATGCCTGTAAACAAAGCAAGCATGGCTGCTGATGTTGGTGAGCTTACAAAACTAATGATTAGAAAAGGTCTTGAAGGAGATCAGGCATTAGAAGAAGCAGCAAAAATGTATGCACAAAAGCACATCAGAGTTATGAATGTTGTATTGCCTAAGACAGAAACAATACCAACACAAGAACAGGCTGAAGTCATTGAAGGTTATATGACTACAGCGTTGCAATCTATTTTAGGCCTAGAACAACAAGAACCATTGGAATTTACAGAAGCGTTAACTGAAATCAAACCAGAGTTTGCAGAGGAAGCATCACTTGTATCTCAAAAAAGATTAGAAGCTATAAATGCAAGGGCAATATCTGAAAAAATTGATTATGTTGCAGATAACCATGATCTTGATGATTTAATGTTTATCCCAAGAGTGCCTGGTAGTTATGACGAATGGACACTGGTAACAACAACATTGCAGCCCGTGTTTATGAACGACCAAGGCACACCATTAACTTTAACTGAAGATCAGTTGATGATGTACGGCAATATACTTGGCTACGAAAAGAAAGAAAGAGAACGAATCCAAAGAAACGCAGATGTTTGGATAGAAAACAACTTTAAGTTAAGAACTGGGCCTTTTGCTGATTTGACGTATCGAGAAGCTGCACAAGTAAAAAAACAATTAGAGGGAATTCCTGTAGTAAGCGTAACTTCCCCTATCGAATGGTTGTTTGGAGATAAAAAAACACGTCAGGATAAAGGAAACAAAGCAATAGAAAACTGGGAACGGTGGGTTAATTAGAATGGCTGTTTCGCAAGACAATGATGACCAGTGGTACATAGATTTTAAAAAAAAATTAGCTAAATCAGAAGGGGCTAAGGGCAGAGAAAAAGCTTTAGAAGGAGGTGGCTCAACAAGAGGGTTCGGCATTACTTTTGTGCCTTCAAGCTTGAAAGAAATTCTTTTAGGCAGGGGTTTAAATGCTGAAACCATGCCAGATAAAGACTTGTTTAACGAGTTGGTTGATTGGCATAGAGATCAAGTTGTTGATTATTTTGGAGAAGAAACCTATAATAAACTTCCGACTTCAGTAAAAGGGGCGGCTATTGACTTAAACTACAATCTAAAAGGCGGAGTAAGAACAGCTCCAAAATTTACAGCAGCGGCTAAAAAAGGAAACTATCAAGAGACGGCAAAACAACTTTTAGATATTGTTACAGCAAATGACCCAGATACAAATCAAAAGGGTATTTTAGCAGGTTTTATTAATAGACGTATTGAACACTACAACAACATAGCGGATCAAAATGCTTTTCGTAGAATTACCAATTTTTCTGTTGCTCGTTCTAATCAAAAAGGTAAGAAAACGCTTCTTACTTATGAGACAGAAGCAGGAACACCAATCCAATTTCATTTAGCTTCTCCGCCACACACAAGGGCAAAAAGCTTAATAGACCAGATAAACAAAGTAGAAATATCATCCCCAGATGATATGATGCTTGTTGAGCCAAGTGTAGAACAAAAAACCGCACCACAGATGTCTGATTCAGATGCGAGGCAGCGAAGAGAGCAAAGGATTGTTGAGTCAAGGCAAGCAGAAAAAGCAAAAGAAGAGCAGCTTGATATTATAGAAGAAAAGATTTCGCCTCAAAAAGTTGTTGAGGAAGAACAACAAATTGATGTTATTGAGGAACGTCAATTAAAACCGTCACTAGAAGATGATCCAGATACCGACATCATTACAGAGCGACAGGTAAAACAGCCAGAGCAAATACAGGGTGATCTTGTTCAAATTATAGAAGATAAACAGCCTGTAAAAAAAGATGAAGCTGCATCAGAGATTGGTCAGGATGCTTTAAGCAGCAAAGTTGCTGAAATGCCAGAAATTGATGTGGACTTGCGGCAAAAGGCTATAGAAAAAGCAAACGAGCCTATACCCAAGACTTTTGATAAAACGCTTACAGCAGAACAAAGAGTATTAAAGCGTTTGCAAGAGCGTGAATCAATACTTGGTTTGGCTCAACCTCGTCCTTTTAATACATTTACTGCACCAGAAGAGGCTTTTGCAAAGTATGATTATGAAAAAGAACTGCAAGCAAAACGTCCGACATTTAAGGAAGGTTGGAACGCATCTCGCCAAGAAGACAGAATTTTATCTTGGGCAATCAATGATGATCCAAAACAAGTGCCAGACCCAGATTTTAGGGTGTCTGCCGAAGATCAAGCTCGTCTAACAAAGGACTTGCCAGAAGAATATCACGACTTTTTGGATGACGGCGTAAATATGAATCATCTTGAAAGGTTGGCTGAACGAGCAAGAATAAGCTTTGAGAATGAACAGAAACTTGCTTCTCTTGGCTGGAAAGGTATAGCAACAAGATTTGGTGTTGCTTTCACAGACCCAGCAGCTTGGGGGATTAGTGCTTTTACAGAAGGTGTTGCTGCGCCAGCTATTTGGGGCAACAAAATAAGTAGACTTGGACGGGCTGTAAGAGGTGCTACAGGGGCAGCAGCAACTAATGCAGCCATAGAAGGTTATTTAGTAAGTCAGAATAGTATTAAAGACCCATACGATATTATGTATGCTGCTTCATTAGGAGCAGTTATGGGTGGCACAATAGGCATGGCTCTTGGTGGCAACAGTACGAACGCTATCTATAACAGAGCATTAGTAGATATTGCAAAACGTGCTGATGTAGAACAACAGATGGATACCCGTTCTGCAATTAATCGTGAAGTATTGGGCGAGGGTCATCCAGATTCACTGGATACATCTGTGGGTGCAGCAGAAAATGCAGACTCACGCCCTGTTCAAATGGGAGATTTAACAACTACATTAGATGACACCATTCAAATGGTAGGAGATGTGCAAGCACCAGCTATGGCTAAAGGAAGGCTTGCAGAATCTAAATTTTTCCACACAGACATGGCTGGGTTCATGCTTAACTCAAGATTGCGTATAGCCAACTGGTTAGGCCGCACATTGTTTGAAGACCCTGTTGGCTTTAGGGCAGATGGAACTCAAGTTATAGACCCTTCTGCTGACATCCTTAAAACAATGAAAATGAAAGTTTATTTTCAAGAATACTACGGTGTTTATAATGAGGCTTTCAAGGCGTGGGCTAAGTCTCAGGGGTATGGTTGGTTAAGCAGATGGGCTAACTTGCCACGCCGTAAGTTTGGTGAATTGGTAGCTGATGCTATAGAAAATCCCAATGCGCCATACAATGAAAATGTGGTTGCGGCAGCCCGTAATCAATCTCGTATTTTGACTATGATTAAGAACGAAGCACAGGTCAGAGAAGTAGATGGGTTTCAAACAATACCTGACAACCCACAGTATTTTACTCATCTTTGGAATCCTCATAAGTTTACAGAAACCAATGTAAGATATGGTGAAAACTCTATTGTTCGTATGCTTGCGGCATCGTTGATGAGAGGCACAGAAGATTTAAACGAAGAAGTAGCTATGCAAATAGCAAAAGGAATGAATAGAAAGTTGCGTGAAAGCCATGTGGGGATGGACTCCGGCGCAACACGTTTATTTAACGCAGATCAAAAAGAAACGCTGCGTGACATATTAGTCGAAGAAGGTTTTATGGATGCTGAACAAGCAGACAACCTTATGGGGCTTTTTGATTTAAAGCCTGATGGTACGCCAGCTAGAGCCAAGCGGCGGTTGCGTTTTGATATGGAGCATACAGAAACCATACAAAACCGTGAAACAGGTCAAATGGAAACTGTGCGAATCAAAGATTTGCAAGAGCGTGACGCAGAACAAGTTTTTAGTTTGTATGCCTCTCAAATGGCTGGAAGAAACGCATTAGCGCAAGTTGGTATAAAATCAGAAGCAATGTTTAATAGAATGTTGCGGCAAATGAGAGCAGAGGCTGATAGCCTTATTGATGAAAAAGAAATTTCTAAACTAGATGACTACGAGTTAGTGGCTCAAACTGGTTTCAATATGATACTAGGCAGACGTGCGCCATTAGCATCTGATCCAACAAGTGCTTATGCAAGAGGTACACGCTTAGTTAAAAGTTACAACTTCATCAGGCTTATGAATCAGACAGGTTTTGCTCAGTTAGGTGAATTGGGCAACGCTATGTCTATAGCTGGTGTAAGGGCGGTTATACAAGAAATACCAGCTTTCAGAGCTATGTTAAGAAGAGCAAGAGATGGCACAATCCCTGATCCTGTTCTTCAAGACATTGCTGCTGCTACTGGACACGCTAATGATAGATTTATTAATCAGTCAATAAACAGAGCCGATAGTTTAGATGTGTTTAGTGAGGGGCGTGGTGATTGGATAGATAAAGGTAACTTTTTTATTCAACCAATCCAAAGAGGTGTAGCGGATATATCAGGAATGGCCCCGATAACTGCTGGCTTAGAAGCTATTACAGCAAAAGTTGTTGTAAACACATTAGCAACTATGGCTCATGGTGGTAGAAAAATTTTGTCAAGAGAGCGGCTTGCTGGCCTTGGTTTGTCTGAGGATATGGCAGAAAGAGTGTTTGCTTTATTTAGAAAACACGCCGTTATGGCTGATTCATGGTTGTTTCCAAACAAAAAAGTAAAGCAGACCAATTTTAAAGCTATGCAAGAAGATGATATTGAGGCTTACGAAAAACTTATAGTTGCTATTACAAGATGGAGTAGAAGAGCCATCCAACAAAATGATGTAGGAAACTTAAATCTGTACATGACTTCAGAAATGGGTAGTATTATTACTCAATTTAGAACATTTAGCATTGTTTCTCACAGCAAACAGTTTTTACATAATTTAAAAGCTAGAGATGCTAGGGCTTTTTTTGCTTTGATGTATTCTAGCATGACTGCTGGTATGTCTTACATGGCGCAACAGCAAATTAATTCTATTGGTAGAGAAGACAAAGAAGAGTTTTTAAAAGAAAGATTATCAGTGTCTGCTGTAGCCAAAGCATCTTTTCAGCGCAGTTCTTATGCAGCAATGTTTCCAGGATTAGTTGACACTGGCGCACTATTTTTTACAGATGATCCTATATTTGCTTTTAGAAGCTCTGGCTTGGACACAAATTTAGTAAGTGGTATTCCTACTGTACAGTTATTAAGCAAAGGGCTGTCTACAGCACAAGCCGCTTCACGTTCATTGCTTAATCCTGATTTGCAGTGGTCACAAGGGCATCAACGAGCATTAAATAGCCTTGCACCTTTGCAAAACGCTGTAGGTATTCGTAATGTTTTGAACAAGTTAGTAGAGATGCAACCCAAGTATTCCACAATGGAATAATTTTTGATATGATAGGGCAACACTGGAGTAAAGCATGACAGTAAGTAGCGCAACAACCAGAAACAGTTATAGCGGTAATGGCAGTACCGATGTCTTTGCTTATGGCTTCAAAATCTTTGATGATGATGACATTACTGTAATTATCAGAACTGATTCTACTGGTGCAGAAACAACAAAGACCAAGACCACTCATTACACAGTCTCAGGTGTTGGTAGCTCTAGTGGTGGAAATGTAACCTTTACATCAGGTAATATCCCAGCAAGCGGTGAGACAGTGGTGTTGTTACGCACAACTGCAAGAACACAGCTTACAGATTATGTGCCTAATGATCCATTTCCAGCAGCCACCCATGAAGATGCACTAGACAAGCTGACCTTTATAGCACAAGAGCTAGAAGAAGAGCTTGGAAGAACGCTCAAAGTATCTCAAACAAATGTAATTGCTACAGCAGAGTTTACAGAGGACGCAACAGCTAGAGCAAACAAATTGCTTGGGTTTGATGGCAGTGGCAATCTACAGGTTAGCGAAGGCAAGGTAGATACCGTTACAGCCTCAGTGTCGGCTGTATCTGCTGGTGGCAGCCCTACCGCTAGCGCAACCTACACAGCCTCTACTGGTGCGCTTGCTTTGGCCTTTGGTCTTGTTACAGGCAACACTGGCGCAACAGGCAACAGTGCTGGCTTGCAGATGACCTTTAACAACAGTACGTCAGATGCAGACCCAGGGGCAGGAAAGCTTGCTCTTAACAACGGCACGTTGGCATCAGTTACAGAAATGTACTTTGATGATGCAGATGACAATAGTGCTGATATATCAACCTTTATTCAAAGCTTTGATGATGTTGCAAATGCAACTGGCAGAGGCATTGTGCATATAGAAAAAGAGGGAACGCCAGCCACCTTTGCTTTGTATAAAGTTACAGGTTCAGTTACAGACGCATCTGGTTACACAAAAGTTCCCGTGTCACATCTTGTGTCTAATGGCACATTTAGCAATTCAGATGGCATCAGAGTAGATTTTTCATACTCAGGCAATGACGGTGTGGGCGGCATTACCGAATTATCTGGCGATACATCACCGCAGCTTGGCGGCAACTTAGATGTAGTAACCTTTGATATTGTGACCACAAGCAACCGTGATATAGAGCTTGCTCCAAACGGCACTGGCAAAACAGTTCTCAAAGGAAACACTAATCCCGGCACTATAGTATTTAACTGTGAGGCCAACACACACGGTCAAACTGTAAAAGCGCAACCACATTCTGCAACTGTTACAAATGTTTTGACATTACCAGCAGGGGGCGATCAAGAAATTGTTGGAACTTCTGCAACGCAAACCCTTACCAACAAAAGCATAGCAGCTTCACAGCTTACAGGAGCAATGCCAGCATTGGATGGGTCAGCTTTGACAGGCATAGCTGCTGGAGCTACTGGCGGCGGTTCAGACCAAGTATTTTATGAAAATGGTCAGACTGTGACAACAAACTACACAATTACAAATGGTAAGAACGCCATGTCTGCTGGCCCTATAACAATCAATAGCGGCGTAACAGTTACTGTTGGCTCTGGCGAAACATATACGGTGGTGTAAATGAGTACGTTAAAAGCAGATACAATTCAGAATACCTCTGGCGGTGCGGCTACGCTAACTAAGCAAGAGGCGGGTAAATCATATTGGTTTTTTGACCAAATTAATGTTGTTATAGACTCAAGTTTTAATTTGTCTTCAATTACTGACTTTTCCGCTGGGCGATATTTTCCAAATATTACTAATGCTATGACTGCTGCAACTTTTGGTTATGCGGGAAATACGACAAGAACAGGAGTTCCTAACTTATCAGGAGTTAGTGGAGATGTTATGAAATCTACATCACAATATGAGTGTAATACGTGTGATAATAATACTTCTCCAACAAATTCTGACCAAGAATCAGGGGCTATTACTTGGGGAGACCTAGCATGAGTACCATTCTTGTAAACACGCTCACTGGTACAAGCACTGCTGGCTCTATTGCTGTAACAGGTGAAGGTAATAGCACGACAACTAATCTTCAGCAGGGGTTGGTAAAAGTTTGGCTATATGCACAACAAAGAACGGCTACTGTAGAGGCTAAAGATAGTTTTAATGTGTCTTCATGGTCAGATGATGCAACAGGTCAAAGTCTTACAAATTTTACAAATGCTATGGCAAACACAACTTACAGTGTAATGGTTAGTCATAATTATGCTTCGGTTACAAAAACAGGTTGTAATGATGGACTTCCTATATCATCTTCTCAACTAAAACAAAAAGATTATGATTACACAGGAACTTCTTACGACCATGATTATGTTTATAACAATGTACATGGAGACTTAGCGTAATGGCTGGCAAAATTGTAGCAGACCAACTAGAACACAGCACCGCAGGGTCGCTTGATACGCAGTACGTTGTTGAAGGTGCGGCAAAGGCTTATATTCAATACCTACAAGCAACTCCTGTTATATCAGTTAGTTTTAATATAAGTAGTGTCACAGACAGTTCTACAGGAGCGTTCACAATTAATTACACCAACGCATTTTCATCAGATGCTCACGCTAGAAGTTTAATGTCCAACACCTCAACTTTTTGTGGTGCAAATGCTAGAGGCACATCTGCTGACGGTTTTGAGGCTAGGTCACACGACAACACACTAATTGATACAGCTAATTTTGGAACAATTACTGGAGACTTAGCATAATGGACACACCTGAATTTCAAGGCACACACTTATGGGATAGGTTGTGCTGGGCAAAAGAAAACCTAGAAAGCTATCAGTCAGACTACCGTGTGGTCTACGAGGACAGCATTGACGAGTGCGCTAAGATACTCGTACCAGACCCCAACTGGATGGCAGCAGCTATGCAGGGCGGTATCTTACCGCCAGTGTGGGTGTACTGGGAACTTGCCAAAGACGAAGCGCAGCCTGACTTTAAGAAACATACCAGAGGCTATTTGTTGCATGACACTGAGCCAATGCCAGCTATGTCGGAGAAGGAATGTATCGAATACTTAATTCAAAAGGACATACCACAGTCTGTATGGCAGTCGTGGGATGAGGGCAACAGCCCAAAGATGGTTATCTGTCGAAAAGACCAGTTACCAGAAACTCGTGTCTGGCGTAATGCTTGGCGCATATCAAAGGCAGCGTGAAGGAGAAAAACATGGCTGTAACAACGTATATTGTTGATAAAGACGGAAACCAAATAGACAGTAGTGAAGCTACGTCTATCCCCAGCAATCGTGATTTCAGAGGCGCATGGTCGCTGTCTGGCAAGGTTATCTCAGAGGACATGACTAAGGCCAAAGAGCTTTTCAAGGACAAAATCCGTGAAGTGCGTCAGCCTTTGCTTGAAGCAGAAGATGTGGTTTACATGAAAGCCCTTGAAGCTGGCGATAGTTCAGCACAGACCGCTTCTGCTGAAAAGAAAAAGTCTTTGCGAGATGCACCCGCTGCATCAGCCATTGACAGTGCTACCACAATAGCAAAGCTCAAAGCTGCTTGGGATAAAACTTTGCTAGGCGACAGTCCTTACTCATAGGATAAAAAATGTTAGCCGAATTAGCGGCTGCTAATGCTGCCTTTGCAATAATAAAAAAGACCATCCAAAATACAGGTGACTTAACAAGGTGCGGCAAAGCAATATCTGACCTGATTATTGCCAAAGAAGAACTCAAAAGAAAAGGCAATAAAAAAAGAAGGGGTAGCATAAGGAAGGGTGATTTAGAGGAATTTATTGCCCTTGAAAAACTTAGACAGCAAGAGAATGATTTGCGTAGCTGGATGCAGCTTTATGGTCGTGCTGGTCTATACAGGGATTGGCAAGAGTTTCAAGCAAAGGCTCGTAAGGAACGCAGAGTGCAAGAGGAACTTGCTAGGCGCAGACGAGAAGAAATCATGGAGATGCTAGGGCTTGGGTTTCTTGTTGTAGTTATAGCCGGTATGATTGGCGGCTTGGTTGCTTGGGTTGCTTGGCTGAAGGGATGGTTTGAATGAGTGCAGAAGAAGTTGCTAGAAAGTTATTAGAGTTAAAAATACTGCCACGCTTTATGATGCTATGCATGACAGGCGTGTACATTAGATGCATTGAGTGGGCATTGTCACAGCCTGATCTTACAACACAACAAGCAAGCCTGATATCTGTTGTCACAGGTGCTATGACAGGTAGCTTGGCTGTGTGGCTAAACTCAGAAAAATGAAAGAGTTTGTCCTTGTCATATCGATGTGGGGGCATACAGGCATTGAGTGGGTTTATGTTGGCAATCAGATAGTTTTGCAACAATCCTTTACAAAAGAGCAATGTTACAGTTTGTTACAAAAAGACATGTGGAAGGCAAACTATGACAACGAGTATTTTAAGATGAATATTGAATGCTTTCCTAAAGACTGTGCTGGCAAACAAATATGTAGTGACTAATGCCCAAGCTTAGTGAAAACACAGAAGTTGCTTTGCCTCTCAGAAACATCATCAGTATGCTAGGGGCGGTGGCTGTAGCTACCTGGGCATACTTCACGTTGACCTCAGAAATCAACAGGCTCAACACATCTATTACGATAATGAAGACTGACTTGGAAAAGAACACCGAGTTTAGAATCAAGTGGCCTAGAGGAGAGATGGGTAGCTTGCCAGCCGATTCGGAGCAGTTCATGCTTATAGAGCATCTTGCTTTAGAGTTTGAGAAGTTGCAGTCTCAGGTTGAAGATGGCAAAGCACCTTATGATCAACAACAAAAACTTACGCTAGAGTTCTACGAGAAACGGATTACAGCCATAGAAGAAAACATAGAGAAGTTGCGTAACGGAGATGGTTGAGCTTACATTTGTATTGTTGTTGGTTATGGGTGGGCAGAAGGTAGAATATACGCCCTATCAATCTCTAGGCGAATGTTTAGCGATTAGGCGTAAGATTAAACGTAATGTAGGGCATACAAATAACTTTGACCAAAAATGGAGCTGCAAACAGTTCAAAGTGATGATGTTGAACGGTGAGATACTGGAGTTTATAGAGGAATGATACAGGCATTGATAGGCCCAATAGCTTCACTGGCTGGGTCATGGATGGAGTCCAAGGTAGAGCAAACAAAGGCCAAAGGTGCTGTTGCCAAAGCAAAGGCAGAGGCAGAAGCAGAGGTGATGAAGGTTGCCGCTACACATGAGGCTGGCTGGGAAAAGATTATGGCACAGGCCAGTGACAATAGCTGGAAAGACGAAGCTTGGACAATTTTGTTTATTATAATCATAGCTATGTGCTTCATTCCGTTTACACAGCCTTATGTAGAACAAGGGTTTGCAGCCTTAGAAAACACCCCACAGTGGTTTCAGTGGGCTATGTATGCTAGTATTGGAGCAAGCTTTGGCATACGAGGCATAAAGGGTTTTAAGAAATGAGCAAGAGAAAGTTTCCAAAAGTACCCAAGACAAAGGGCGGTGTGCCAAAGAAGTATGTGCGTGGCGCAAAGAACCCGAAGAAGCGTGAGGCAGAGATAAAGCGTACTGCTAAGTTGTTCAGACAAGGAAAACTTACACCAGCTATGATGGCTAGAATTAGTAAGCAAAGGAGCAAGGGATGAGCAAGCAAGCTGTGATTGACAAGTATCACAAGTCATCTGGCATATCTAAATCTACACTTAGCAAAGTTTATTCTAGGGGTGCGGCGGCATACTTTTCGGCTGGCAGTAGGCCCAAGGTATCACAGCACCAGTGGGCCGCTGGTCGTGTCCGTTCGTTTGCCACTGGCAAGGGTGGTGCAAGAAAAGCTGATAGTGATTTACTCAGAGGCGGCAAGAAGAAAAAGAAAACAACTGCAAAGAAAAGGAAGAAGTAATGGCTAAAGGCGTAAAACATTATTTTAGAGATGGTACTTTGCACAAGGGTGGCACACACAAAATGCCAAATGGTCAGTTACATTCTGGCAAATCACATGGCAAAACATCCAAGCGTTTGTTTCACTTCAAAGACTTGTCTAAAACCGCACAGGCAAAAGCAAAGAAAAACAAATGAACAAAGATAGATTACGAGAAGAGATTGCTGAAGATGAAGGCTGTAAGTACGAGATATACCTAGATCATTTAGGAATCTGTACAACAGGCGTGGGTCACATGATTACTGAAGTAGACGAAGAATATGGCAAGCCTGTAGGCACAGTTGTTGAACAAGAGCGTGTGCGCCAGTTGTTTGCTCTTGATATAGCCGTAACACTCGATGAGTGTAAAGCTCTGTATTCAGACTTTGATGACTTGCCGGAAGAGTGCCAACACATCATTGCAAACATGATGTTTAACATGGGTCGACCTCGTTTGAGTAAGTTCAAGGGCATGAAAGCTGGCGTTGATGCTAGAGATTGGAATAAGGCCGCAGACGAAATGGTTGACTCAAAGTGGTACACACAAGTTCCCAACAGGGCTAGGCGTTTAGTTGACCGTATGAGGGCTTTGGCAGATGGTAGCTAAAAGATTTCAAAATCCGAAGGGTGGATTGAATAAAGCTGGCAGGGCTTTCTTTAGACGCACCACAGGATCTAACTTAAAACCTCCAGTTAAAAAGGGTGACAACCCACGCAGAGCAAGTTTTCTGGCTAGAATGGGCAATATGAGGGGGGCTGAATATAAAAATGGTAAGCCAACGAGGTTACTCCTGTCTCTTAGGGCATGGGGTGCAAGCAGCAAGGCTGATGCAAGGAAGAAGGCGGCTGCAATATCCAAGCGCAACAAGGCTAAGAAGAGGAAAGCATAATGCCTGGGAAAAAGATGAAGAAAGGTATGAACAAGAACGGCAACGGTATGCTGACGGCAAAACAAAAGACTTTGCCAGCAGCACTACAAAAGCGAATCATAGCATCTAAAAAGAAGGGGAAGAAGTAATGTACGGAAAAAGATCAGGTGGCGGCATGAAGTCTGCCAAGATGAAGAAGCAAGCGGCTACAGCAATATCTATGAAGAAAGCTGGTAAGAAGCCAAAGAAAAAAAAGTAGGGTAAGGGGGCTGTTACGCCCCCTTTTCTTAGATTACAAACTCTCCACCGTTGTAAAGATACTGGGTGAGTTGGTCTATCATATACTCCTCAGTCCATACACCCCTAGCCATTGTGCCATCCGGCAGCATCCCCTTTCCTTTGGGGTAGTAAGGCTCAATCCCATGAGCCTCACCGATTCGGTACATACCCCAACCAGAGACAACAAGGAAGCGATAGTAAGCATCAGCGTGAACCCTCGCCTCATTCCATTTCTCTGTCTTGACGGTGCTTAGTGAAACAACAGCCATCAGAAACCCCAGAGTGACATAGAGGAATCTGGTTTCCGTTGTACACCCATTCCCCACTCATCACGTTGTGGGTCTTGCCGCAATACCCGCACTGCACAGTCCTTGCAGAAGTAACCATGTTTGACTTGTTTCGCTGCTTCTTTTTCGCAGTCATCACAGATTGTCTTTTCCATGTAGCTCCACCAGAACCCTGCGAGGAATAAGCCATGTATTCCCTGCACGTTCTGCCTCTATATCCCCTGCCTTCAGCATCCTGTACAACAGGTTAAGTTTCGTTTTGCTTGCAGTGCCAAACAGGATCTCACAAGCTTCTTTAGCTGTGTAAAGCAGCTTACCTTCAGCATTAAAACGGGATGTCATCATCGTCTGTTTCCTTTACTGCTGGCTGGTAACGCTGATTGATAGCATCCCCCACTGGCTTTAGACCGCCCTGCGATATGCCGTCAGCAATATTATCTTTAGCCTGGTAATCCCTGACTTCAGATATGGCAATGTTAATTGTGCCATCATCATTTTGAAATGCGGCAACGGAGTATGTGCATCCGGCACGGAATGTAACGTCAGCCGGAGAGCCATCACGATATGGTGTCCACTTGCTGTTGCTGTACAGCCCACGCTTTGAATCACCATCGTTTTCCCACATCTTGATGTTGCACATTTTAATATACTGCTTTGCCATTAGGCTTCTCCTTTAAGCTGTTTCATGCGTAGCTGTATTCTATCTACAGCCATTTTCGCCAAGTCAGGGTTATGCTGCTTCATGTGAGCAATACCGTCCTTGACATAATCAGTGTTGCACCAAGCGATGAATTTAGACTTATCGTTGACTTCACCCACCTTCTTGTTTACCTCACCAAAAAAGTCTTGCGTCTTACGTACCTCTGGATCGTCATCACGCTTGGCTGGCACAGGACGTTCTGGGTCAACCACAGGCTTATTCTCTGCTTCTGCCTGTGCCTCACGCTTACGGCCTACACCGTCCATCTCATTGGCAGATGCGTATTCACCACCAGCTAGGCCAATGGATGCAAGCGCACGGCCTACAGCGGATGTCTCACAGTTTTCTAAAGCTGATGTCTGGTTGACATGACCCTGACCTCTTATCTCTTCAGCCATGCCAGAGCCTACCACGATGCCATCAGAGTTTGTGATTGTAGCTTTGACAACTACACGCTGCCCATCATCAACAAGGATCTGTGTGTCCACGCCATACTCAGTACCATAGAACCGCCTAAACGCTTCCATTCGATGTACAACCTGTGTGTACATTTTACCGCCACGTTGCTTCACGCCATGAGTTTTGTTTAACTCATGCACAAAGTCCATGACGTCACTAAATTTATTGCTCATTCTTTTTCTCCAACAAGTCAGCAATCAGTATCATTGCAGATGTAAATGCTCTCATGTGATCATCCACATCCTTTTCCAACTTCTCTATGCGATCACCCATAACATCAATGCGTTGATGTATTTCCATTTCTTGCTCAGTCATACCAATTATCTCCATATAATTTTTCAGCCAACTCCATCATTTTTCTAAGGTTGTCCAAACGATATTTAATAGGGAAATAATCGCTATGATTTCCCTTTTCGTAGTACCTGACATGAGATGAAGCTTCTTCTTCAATAAAATGAATGAAGTCAGATATTGTAGGAACTTGCTTATGTAATTTTTCCTCATTACCCCACTCAAAATCTTTCCCATAATAATCAACTTGGCTCAGATTATTTTCGTAGCAGTACGCTTCTTGCACGATGTCTGCCCAATACCATTTTAAAGTTGGCCCATCGTCTTCAGTATCGTAGACTTCATCAAACTCAATACTGACATCATCACTTTCATAAGCCTCATTCAGATCAACATCTGCAAAATGTTTCGTTATTGCTTCTTCACAAACTTCAGCAATATCTTTCTGATAAATTCTAGCTAACGGCTCTTTGTTTGGCTGATGAGATTCCATTGCCTCATCCCAAGCAAGCAAGTCCGGCTTGCCACGGACATCAAAATTAGGAACTACAGCGTTGCTGTACTCAATGTACACATCAATGTGCCTAAAAATTTCCTTATTTTTATCTGTCATTTGATTCTCCCTTATAAAAGTTTTTGTGCCACATAATGTGCTGTTGCCTACCTGATTCGGCCTTCAGCTTTCTGTCATCTACACAGATGATGCCCTTCTCCTTCAACTGCTTGTATCTCGCAGTGATTGTGCTATAACGCAAATGCGGCAGGGCATCTACTATCTGATCGGAGATTGCGCCTGTCGCCCCAAACTTTGCGATAGTATCAGCAACAATCTTTTCCATATCACTGACGGGCAATGACTCAGCAGCATCGTGGCTGGTGTCTGGGTCATCACGCCTGACCAGCTTGTAGGCTGGTGTGTCGAATAGGTCATTCATCTGATTCTCCATACCTTGATTGCCTCTTTGCCATTGTGCATGACAGAGCGTGTCATAACATCACCTTGCTCTTTGCCTTTCCTGTGCCTCTTAATGAAGCCGTAGATGCGTAGAGCTTGCTTCCTGTCTGGACAAATAACATAGTCATTTACATCCATGCTGTATGCTATCTGTCTTGCCTCTGCCATAGATGGATGGCGATCCATAGGGTAAGGTATCTGCCTACCTTCTTTCACGCCCTTGAGTTTTCCCCACAACATTTCAAACATTTAATCTCTCCATAGTTGTCTTGCGAGTTTCACTATATCTGGCCCGTGACGCTGTGCTATCTCAACAAAGTCTGGCTGTACCAGACCAGCAAGACGCCGCCAGTTGCCGTTTGCAGCCCGTACCAGGTTCTGTGTAGTCTTCCATGAACGGACTGCATCATTGTAGGCAAGCTCCAGACTTTCTTCTGTGAGTGCCTGACAATTCTCTTTATTAGCTATGTGATAGCCGGAAGCTGTAACAAACAGCAGTGATGGTTCTTGGCCTGTGGCCTTCCAATACACTGCCTGTTGCATTGCCTGTTGCCAAGACGGTTCAGTCTTTGGCTTTGGGATGCGCCAGCTTCTTGTGCCATCTTTTTTAGGGGGATTGCGTAGCGGCAGTGAGCATTTAAGATCTGCTTGCATACCGCCAGCACTGTAATCCTGATAAAGCATAATGCGGTGGTCTAATCCATCAACGTCCATCCAACGCTGATACTCACCTTCAATAAGGTTTGCTTTTGAAAAACAATCTTTGACTGCCGCAACCGCTTGAGCAATCATCTCTGGGATGTGTTCTCTGAACGCTTCATATTCCTCTGCGTCTTTACCTTCATCCCATTTGCGTGGCTCGTATTCATCATACTTTGCCATTGCACTACGCACTGCTTCAGCCATAGGCACAGGCTCTTGTTGCCCTAGCAGTTCGTTAAAGTCTGCAAGCCCAAGAGCTAGGTCAGCCCCATGCTGCACACAGATACCAGCCCAAGGCCGTGCAGCCATAGGCAAACGGATGCCCTGATCTCTAAGCCAGAGATCAAGCACCCTTTCATATTTTGGACGGGTTGCACCCGTTGCACTATCGTATGCTAATTTCATGTCATTTATTCCTAAATGTGTAAGATAATGATAGAAGTAATTATGTTTTGACAAGTAGTCAAGAATTAATTTAACATAATTTTATGAAGCTAGATCAATTTATAAAACAACATGGGATGACGCAGACACAGTTTGCAAAACGTACAGGCTTGTCTGTTTCATCAATTAGCCGGATAGTTAAGGGTGAGAGACAACCAAGCCTGAAGGTGATGCAAATTATCTTTAGGGCTACAGATGGAAAGGTACGGGCCGATGACTTCTTTACAGACTGATTGCATGAAGTGCGAAGGTAAAGGCTGGGTTTATGTTCGTAACTGCTTTGACCCGACAGGCGGTGATGTAGTGCCAGACACTTGCTGGGACTGCGATGGCACAGGCAAAGAACCTGTTAAAGATCAAGAAACATTGGAGCAGATTAACAATGCAGGAGCAATCAAATGAGAGTAAGTTTCCGATCCTTTGTCGCTACTCGCATAAAGATAACCCTGTGCCTACTGGCTGGAAGTTTACTTTATTATGCGGTCATCATGGCTACAATGGGTATGGTGTTTTGACCAGACAAAAGGATGATTTCTATCCTACGCCACCAGAGGCGGTAGAAGCCCTCATAAACGCTGAGAAGCTACCAAAGGATATCTGGGAGCCAGCTTGCGGTGATGGGGCTATCAGCAAGCCTCTAATCGCCAACAATCACAATGTTATATCTACAGACCTTAACGACTTTGGGTATGGCGAGTCTGGCGTAGATTTTTTGATGGAGACAAAGCCCCTTGCCCCTGCGATTGTAACCAACCCACCTTATAAACTTGCAAATGAGTTTATTATCAAGTGCCTTGATATGGATATTGATTACTTTGCAATGCTGTTAAGGCTAGCCTTTTTGGAAGGCAAGCAGCGCAGGGCTGAGATATACAACAGGCAACCGCCAGCAAGGGTTCATGTTTTTTCTGAACGCCTTACAATGTGGCGTGGTGATGAAGAACAGCCAGAAGGATCAACAGGTTTCATAGCTTTTGCGTGGTATATATGGCAACAGGGCAATACAGATACTAAACTGAGGTGGCTATAATGGGAAAGAAAAGCAGGGATAAAGGTGCAGCATTTGAACGCTGGCTATGCAATGAGATAGACCAGCACTTAGGGTTCAAGCCGAAGCGTAACCTTTCTCAATATCAAACAAAGGGGCAGTCAGATATTATAATACCTGGCTTTGCTATTGAGTGTAAAGCTTATGCTAATCGTGGCGGCTGGACCCATAAGAAAGACTGGTGGACGCAAGCCTGTGAACAGGCTGGGGATAATGAGCCTGTGCTTGTGTATAAGTATGACTATCAAGAACCAAGAGCCGTCATTTCTCTGTCAGTTATCAACAAGGAGTTTGATTATACAGGCATAACTTGCACCCTCTCTCTCTCAGATCTTTGGTATATCATCCGTGAAAAATTATCTGAACAGGGGCTAGGCGAAGTCGAAAATATATGATATTTAGATTTCTCTTTACATTGCCATGCGGCAGAACTGCAAGGCAATGCTCCCTTTCTCTTCCTCTTTTTTATAAATAAAAAAAGCAATACTCTACATCATTGCAAAGCATTGCTGTTTTGCCGTGCGGCATTGATCTTTCTCTGCTATTCTACAACTGCGTATTTTTTATACAGCAGCACTAGAAGCTGCACTGGCTTGGGTATCTTTCTCTGCCCGTGTTCATAGTAGAAAATTGCTCTTTCTGATACGCCCAATAGCTGACCAAATTGTTTAG